GGCAATCCGGCGCGCCATGATTGGATATGGCGCCGGTGGAAGGCGGCACCGGCAGAGGATTATCACCTGATCGAGGCGACGACTCTCGATAACCCGCACCTGCCGGATGATTACGTCCAGAACCTGCTCGACAACTACCCGGAACACTGGGTCAAGCGCTATGTATACGGCAGCTGGGATGTGTTTGAGGGGCAGATATTCCCGGAGTTCTCCGAGCGTATGCATGTGATTGAGCCGATGGAGATACCGGAGGGCTGGGAGAAAATAAGGGGCATTGACCACGGCTTTACCAACCCTACCTGCTGCCTGTGGGCGGCGGTGGACTACGACGGCAATATCATCATTTACGACGAGCATTACGAGGCCGGGCAGGTAGTCAGCCACCATGCAGAAGTAATAAAGGGCCGGGGAGACTATAAAGGGATTACGCTTATAGACCCGTCGACGAGCGCCAAGACGCAACAGCGGGGCAGCTACTTATACAGCATAGCCGACGAGTATGCCGAGCATGGCATATACACCAGCCCGGCTAACAATGCCGTGCAAGCTGGCATACTGCGAGTATCGGAGCTGTTAAAGCCGACTGAGGGGCGGCGGCACGTCGTAACCGGAGAGCAGCCTGCGCCCGGATTGTATATCACGCGCAACTGCGTCAACCTTCTCCGGGAGCTGCCGCTCTATCAGTGGCGGCAGTTGAGGCTCGGGCAGGCTGGCAATCAGCCGGAGGAGCCGGTAAAGCAAAACGACCACGCCGTTGATGCGCTGCGGTATATCTGCATGAGCCGGCCAATAGCGGCCAAGGCTTCTCAGGCTACGCCGGATCCGGGCACAGCAGGTCATATCCGGCAGATGGCGCGCAAGCAGGCCGAGAAACGCAAACGGGGCGGTGGAAGCCCCATAGGGGGATGGTGGTAAATATGCAGGGGTTTCGCATCGATACCGAGACCGAGGCGCTGGGCAGTGTCCACAAGGCCGTTATCAGCGTCAACGTGGCGCATACCGGGGATAGATGGCGTCAGGATTTAGCTACAGCGGTCAACGAGGCCAGGAGGCAGCTACGCGAGAGCATAGCCCACAAGCGCCTTGTTATGGGGATGGATAAGCCGGACAACGCAAAGCAGCCTGTTGTTTTGCCGGATCCGCAGGAGGAGTCCGTCGATGGTTGAAACGGCAATAAACATACTGGCAATTGCTCTGCCGCTGATAGTGCTATTGATAGTGCTATTTGCTGAGTATGGCAAGCGCACTGCCGCAGAAAGAGCGGCAGAGATATACTGCGAGAGCCTATGCCAGAGCCGCGAGGATGCCGCCAGAGCCGCCGAACACTATCAGGCGACCATTGATAGCCTGACCGGTGATATGCGCAAGCTCTCGATGCAACTGGCGGCGCGCACGTTTGAGCAGGCGCAGAGCCTCGAGCCTAACACCATTACCAGCATCACCCGCACGGACACTGATTTACTGGCGATAAGCAAGGCAAAAATCGAGGCAGACAGGCGCGAGGACGCCATGTATGAGCAGATCGGGACTGTCCGATAATCGAGAGGGTATTATGGCAAATAGGAGCAAACAAGCACCGGACGGCAGCGTCCGGCAGATAGACGAGCGAATAGGCAAAGACTCGCTAGCAGCGCTTATCAATGAGCGCTATGAGCAGAGCCGTAAGGCCCGCCTGCCGTTTGAGCGCGAATGGTTGGTAAATATCGCCTTTCTGCAGGGCAACCAGTACGTTTATTACGATACGACCCTTAACCGCCTGGTAACGCCGGAACAGCCTGAGTGGCGGGTTCGGATCACCATTAACCGCATCAGGCCAATTGTTAAATCCATCATTGCCAAGATTTTGCGGGGGCGTCCGGTGTTGCACGTCCTGCCGAACACCATGGACGACGAGGATATAGCCGCTTCAAAAGTCGGCAAAAAGTTCCTTGCATCTGCCTGGCGCGATTTAAAACTCGACGAGAAAGAGCAGGAGCTTGTTCTCTGGGCTATCTGCACCGGCAAAGCGTTCGTAAAAACTCGCTGGAACCCACAGGGCGGGCAGTATGTAGAGCAGCCGCAACTTGCTCTTGTCACGCGTCCGGTTCTTGATCAGGCCACCGGACAGACGCAGATTGACTCTGCTACCGGCGAGATGCAAACCGAAGATGTCTACATACAGACCGGGGAGATTGAAAGGTTCTGGACGGGCGAGATTGAGCTTGACGTCATTCCAGCGTTTGAGATATTCAACGAGACGACGGCAACAAGCCTTGACAACAGCGCCTGGGTGATACATGCCAAGTGGCGGCCGCTGGACTGGATAAGGGATAATTTCCCTGAGAATGGGCACGAGGTTTCTGGTGAAAAGGGTGCGGCAGGACTTAACTACTCTCAATCGCTGCTGGCCGGGATAACGGCCTCCGGCGGCGCGGTTGATACCAACGCCGGGGTAGACGGCGCTGTCGTCAAGGAGTATTACGAGCGTCCGAACAAAGCCCATCCCAAGGGCCGCCTTATTACCGTAGCCAACGACGTTGTTCTGCAGGACACGGAATTGCCCTCGCCGGACGGCGGACTGCCGTTTGTGGAGTTTGATGATATACCGGAGCCGGGGCGCTTTTGGTCAACAAGCCGTATCAAAGACATGATACCGCTGCAAGTGGAATACAACAAAACCCGCAGCCAGGCGCTTGAGAATAAAAACCTGATGCAGCGCCCGAAGTGGCTTGTTCGTAACGGCTCATTAGTTGACCAGAGCGACGCCCTGACAGATCAGCCCGGAGAGGTAGTATTTTATACCGGCGACAAGCCGGAAGCGTGGTTCCCTCCGGCGGCGCCGGACTACTCCCGCCTGGTTGACCAGATCAACTTTGAGTTCATGGAGATTTCCGGGCAGTTTGAGGTCTCAAAAGGAAGCCCCCTCTCATCGCAGATGCCGGGCATTGCAATCCAGCTCTTACAGGAGGCAGACGATACTAAGCTGGGGCCGATTATCAGCCGCTATCATCGTTGCCTGGAGAATATAGGCAGCAAGATTCTGGCTCTGGCCGGGGAATACTACGAGGAGCCGCGCCTGATTAAGACCGTCGGCTCTGACAACTGTATTGACGTTGACGAGTTCATCGGCGCCGATTTGCACTTCAACTACGATGTGCGTATCGAGAGCAGTAACGCTATGGGCGGATCTCTGGCTGGCAAGCGGCAGTTCATTCTTGACCTCTGGGGTATCGGTCTTTTTGGTCCTTATCAGACGCCGGAGCAAGAGGAGGCCGCGAAAAAGGTGCTGATGTACCTAGAGTTTGGGGATTACGAGCAGCAGTTTGACAACAACATGCTCGATGAGAGCAACGCCAAGCAGGAGAACAAGGACCTGCTCGAGGGCAAGATGCCGCAGCGTCAGGAATACGACGACGACCTTGTTCACGCTCAGGTCCATGCGCGGCGCTTGAAACAAGCGGACTGGCCTGAGGACAATGGCGGCGTAGTGGTGCAGGTGCCGCAGATAGACCCGGCCACCGGACAGCAGTTCGTCGTTCCGGAAGTTGTGCCCCACAAGGAGGCTTTGCTGCTACACTGGCAGGAGCATTTGCAACGGCTGGCACCACCGGCACAGCAACAACCGACGATGGCGGGTGAGCCGCCGGTAATTCAGGAGGGTATACAACGATGAGTCTTAACGCTTCAGAGGCTGTCAGGATCAGCGAGAGGGGAGATACCGGCGTTATCACTATGGCGTCCACCGCCGCCGTGCAGAGCTTGTATAAGGCGTTTGTAGCCGTCTCTGCCGTGACCAAAACCGGCACCGGCACGACCACCGTAACCGCGTCCGGTGCAGGCTACAACAACGCGCAGAAGCGCAACCTGAGCTTTATTGTCGAGGTGACGACTGCGGCGGCCACAGATAAATTCAAGTGGTCAGATGACGGCGGCAACACCTGGAAAGAGAATGTATCGGTTACCGGCTCCGCTCAGACTCTTTCTGACGGGGTGACGATCACATTTTCGGCTACTACAGGTGGCGTCGTCGGCGACAGACATGTATTTACCGTGACACTGCCGCGCAACATCAAGGCGGTGCGCATGGCAAACAGCGTTTCCGGCAACGGAACGTATTATTGGGGCTTTCGCAGCACGATTACCGCTAATACGGACGCTACAGCCGGTCATCCGCTGGCTGAGGGCGAAAGCGTTGCCGTGGAAATTGATGATCTGTCAAAGGTCTTTGTGCTGGGTGGCAACAGCAAGGTATTGCATGTCGCCTGGATAGGCTAAAACTAGGCTCTCTCCGCCTCTGGTGCAAGCGCAATTGAGAGGGCGATTACAGGCTAAACCGGCCTTCGGGCAGATAGCATAATTCGTCAAGCCGTGACGTTAACCGGCAGGCTTGGGGCCGCTTTGAGCGGCCCTTTGTATTGGGGGATTGCATGAGCGATCTGTATGATGCCACCGTTGCGGTGCTTGGTGCCGATGACGGAGGCGCGGGCGTAAACACTGACCCGGAGCCGCCCGCCGGGCCGACCGATACCCCTCCGGTTGATGCCGGGGAACCCGTCGAGACTCCGCAGGGCGATACCACCGGCGCCGCTGAGCCGACTATCAGCGATACACCGCCCACAGAGCCGGAGAATGACGACAAGGGGCCGATACCATACCCGCGCTTTAAGGAGATCAACGACGCGAAAAAAGCGGCCGAGGCGCAGGTGCAGGAGTATCAGGCCAAGATGCAGGAGTATCAGGAACAGGTTGAACAGGCCCAGGCAGCCTTGCAGGTGATGAACTACCTGCAGAACGACCCGGAGGCAATGCAGCAGCTTATCAGCCGCATGTATCCGCAGCAGCAGCAGGCAGAGCCGCAAACGCTGGACGACTATATCCAGCAGGCCATGAGCGAGGAGGCTTTTGCCGGAGAGGACGAAGCCTTTATCCGCGAGATTGCCAGGCGGCGCTTTGATACCGATAGGATAAGCCGCGAAGTGCAGCAGTTGAAGCAGTATCAGGAGCAGCTTCAGCAACAGGCCCAGCTTCAGCAGCAGGCGGCCCAGCAGCAGGCATACACGCAGGCTGTGCAAGCTGCCTATGCGCGGATTGACGAGGCCATAAAGGGCAGCGGCGGCGTTCTTGAGGCTGCCGACCGTGACATTATCTTCCGGGCGGCCTATGACCTGTACCAGCGCGGCGGCATCGAGCCGCAGGCGGCCATTGATTCGGCTATCAGCAGCATTAAGGGCCGCTACGAAAATCTGCTGAACAAGCAGATGGCAACCTACGCACAAAACAAACAAAAGACGCACCCTGTGATGCAGGGAAGCGGAGGGGCAGCGCCTACGGCGGCGCCTCCTGATCCGACGAGAAAGAAGTCGAAGCAGGAGGAGATTGCCGAAACGGCGGCCTTTCTGCGCGGCAACTAAGAAAGGATGATTAAATAATGGCAACAGTAGATTCCGCAACCTTAACCAATATCGACAAGCTGCTCAAAACCACCTACGAGCCGGAGATGCGCTATCAACTCAACAATGAAAACGTATTGCTGGCTCAGTTCGAGAGACTCGAGGACTTTGCCGACAGCGGCAACAACATCATCATTGGCGTGCAAATCGGCAACAATGAGGGCTTCGGAGCCCTGGATGATATGGACGATCTGCCGACGGCGAACTTCGCCAAGTACGAGCAGTTGACCGTGCCGATGCGGGCCTTGTATGCCCGGATGCAGGTGTCTGGCCGGGCCATGCGGGCTTCTCGCAACAACAAAGGCGCTTTCGCTAAGGTGTTGGTAAATGAGAAGAAATCCACCACCCAGACCTGCAAGGACAACCTGAATCGTATCCTTTACGGCACCGGCACTGGTCAGCTTACGACCACCACCGGGGCCAACACCACGGTTTCCGTGCCTGTGGCCTCAACCAAGTATCTGAAAGTGGGGGCGTATGTTGATATCATCGACGCTGGTGACGGCAGCACCCTGAACGCCACCAAGAAGCAGATTGCGGCTGTTGATCCGGTCAACCTGACCATTACCCTTGACAGCGCTCCGGCAAACGCCACCGCTAACGGCGATATCGTCGTTCGCACCGGCAGCTACAACAAGGAACCTTACGGACTCGAGGCACTGGTTGACAACGACAACAACATCATGAATTGCAACCGGGCTTTGGCAGCCAATGCATGGTTCCGCTCTTACGTGCTGGCGGCTACCGGTGGTCTGCTGGATGAGATGGAAATGCAGAAGGTGATGGATGAGGTCAATATCGCCTCCGGCAAGACCGTTGACTTCCTGATTACCACCCATGCCGTCCGGCGCAAGTATGCGGCCCTGCTTACTCCCGACAAGCGCTATACCAACACCGTTGACCTGAAGGGCGGCTTCAAGGCTCTGTCCTTCGGTGATGGGCTGGCGCTGCACGTTGACAAGGACTGCCCGGCGGGGATCATGTATTTCCTCTGCAAGGAAGCCCTTGAAGAGCACTACATGAGCGACTGGGAGTTCATGTCCGAAGACGGCAATATCATGTCTCGCGTCACCAACAAGGACGCCTATGAGGCCACGCTTTATAAGGACGTGCAGTATGTGACCAATCAGGGCAACGCTCTTGGCAAGCTGACCGGGATAACCGAATAAAGCACAAGGCCGCCAGGGGAGGGGAAACCCTCCCCTCGGTATCCTTAGAAAAGGGGTTTAACTATGGCTATAAGAAATCAGAACGTTATTGTCCGGGCGCTAAGAGACATGCTTACGCTTCGGAAAATTAATCTCGAGGATAATCCGCAAAGCATCGGTATCAGCGGCGCAAACCGCTATCTGCAACTTCCCAAAACCGCTACCGATGATCTTCCAGCCGCCGCTGCCGGCAATAAGGGCGCTATCGTTTTCGACGCTACCACCAACAGCGTCAAGCGCAGCGACGGCACCGATTGGGCCAATGTGAGCGGCGCTGCCGATAATGGGAGCATAACCAACGCCAAGCTGGCAACCGATGTCAAAGTAGGCTCACTGGCGACGCTTGACACTACCGAAAAAGCTTCGGTAGTCGGGGCCATCAACGAGGTTGCTGCCCTGATAACCGACGCGCTGGCAGTCAACTCGGTGGCCTTCCGGCTGGTCGACATCAGCGACACCAAGACTGTCTATATGTTCAGTGTGCCGGAGGGCTTTACGGCTG